CTCGTCCGGGAGCGCCGGAGCGCGCCATGTGCGCTCGACCGCTGAGATGGACTGCAGGTTGGCATCGAGGGACGACGCATCGAAGCTCGATGCTCCGTCGAACTGGGTGGCGGCAGGGGCCAGAAGGTCTTCCATGCTGCCTTCACCCCCGCAGGGGTGTCACCAGTTGGCGGGGTCTCGATCCGGTCGGACCTCCACGGTCTTCTCGATCCACTCCAGGTCGACCGGGCCGTCCGGCGTGAACCGGATCCCACCGTCGCCCTCGAACGGCTGACGGTGGTCGAACCCGGTGCGGAGGATCTCGTCGGGGATCCCGTTCGGGAAGGCCTCGCACGTCACGAGAGAGGTGTCGTCCTCGGTGTTGTACGCCCCGAAGTGGACGCACTTCGTGCAGATCGATCGGTACATCATGCTGTGGGCCTCATGTTGTGGTGCTTCATGTACTCGCCCAGGTGGTCAGTGAGGACAGCATACACGTCCCTGGCGAGCTTGGAGGGGCGGTCCGAGAGCAGGACCTCGGTCACGGACTCGGCGATCAACTCGGAGATCTCCGTACCGGCGGTCGTCGAGATCTCACGCCCGGCGACCTTATTGAGCTGGCGAGCCCCACCCACGAGCTTGAAGATCTCGCGCTCCATGGGCGAGTTGATGACCATACCCTCGCCCATGCGGGCCGACAGGTGCATGACGTGGCCCAGCTCGTGCACGATGATGCTGCGGGCCGTGGGCTCGACGCGAGGCGTCATCCACCCGGTCTGGCGGTCCTCGGCGAGCTGGCGCTCGAACCGGGCCTGGTCCTCCCAGAACTCGCGGGTAAGGACGATCCGCTGGTCCGGAGCGAACGGGAAGTACGCGTACGCCGGGTCCTTCTTGTTGACGTTCTCGGTGGTGATGCCGACCAGACGCGCCCGGTGGATCACGGCCTCGTGCTCGTTGAACACGAGCCCCGTCCCCTGCTCCAGCTGCTCGACCATGGCACCGTCGAGCGCGTGGTTCGCGCGACCGGCGCGCCAGCCGATGTCGAGCGACATGCCGTACTGGCGCTCGAACCGGGGGACCTTGCGGTCGTTGTGCCACTGCACCGCGGCCAGGCCGTTGCGGGTCGTGACGACCTCCGAGGACGCTGTCGTGGCCTTCTCCTCGCCGAACGAGAACGTCCCCTCCGAGGTCTGGAGCTTCATCTTCTTGACGTTGCCCTTGTCGTTCGAGAGCACCGCCTGCGGGTACCCGGCGTCGCGGAGCGCCTGGTGCGCGCGGATCGCGCCCGTGACGTCCATCTCGTCGGCCGGGGTGATCTTGTCGCCCCTGATCGTGGCCTGGAACCGGCCGGAGTTCAGCTCCAGCTCGTCGAAGATCGGGGTCAAGGTGTTGTCCACGTAGCCCCACGCGATCGGGGACTGGCCGTTCAGCTTCGCCTGGAACGGGCCCGTGAACTCGACGTTGCCGCTCGGGAACCGGCCGTCGACCAGGAGGGTGTTCCCCGCGATCGCCACGCCTTCGCCGGTGTCCTGCCAGCCCGGTGCGGGCGGCTTCTTCGCCCGCTTCGGGAGGCCAGAGTTCGACCGGACAAAGACGTGCGAGCCGTGAGGGTCCGAGATCGCACCATCAGCGGTGCGGATGACGGTGACGGCCGCCCCGTCGGTCACGACTCGTTCGTATGCCCGGTCGAACCCGGGTACCTGGTCTCGGTTCGTGTAGACCGAGACGTCACGGAACCCGCGCCCTTCGAGGTCGGACACCAGCTCGTGGATGTCCCGGCCGGGCGGGATCGCGATCTCGACGCGCTCGCGGTTCAAGGTCTTGCGCTGATCGATCAGCTCGTCAGCGACGTCCTCGGTGTTGTCCCAGTCGAGGTCCTGACGCCACTTCAGGCGCCTGCCGCCGATCACCAGCTCCGACCGGAAGTACTCCGTGGGCGGGAGGCTCGGGTCCTGCGGCGGATCCAGCTCCAGACCCTGGGCGGCCCGACGGCGGCCGAGGTCGGCCGGGTCGTTCGTGGCGTTCCGGTTGTACAGGAACCCGTCGTTCGTGATCACCGAGTCCTGGTGGAACATCTCACCGATCTCGCGCGCCTCGCGCGGCGAGATCCCGAACACCAGGAACGAGACCTCCGGGGTCTCAGACCCGTAGAACCCCTCCTGATCGATCGGCTTGTAGCCCCGCCGCTGCAGCTCGGCGCGGAGCTGGTTCGTGGCGGCCACGTTGTCGTGGCCCTGTACGCCGAACGCGCTCACCTGCTCGGGCGTCAGCTCGGCCGAGACCGCCGCCCAGGCGTGCGTGTTGAGCGGCGAGTCGTTCCCCCGCCACTTCTTCGGGTCGATGTCGTCCGGTCCGAGGCGCTCGTACGACAGGTCCTGCGTGTCGACCGCGGCGCGGCCAGCGCGACGGGCCTTGACACCAGTAGGGGTCTTCACCTTGGCGCCCTCGTCGAGGTACGCGACGATCGTGTCCTCCGGCCGGAGCGCCGGGTGCACGCCACCGACGTGGTCCGACGCGAGCGTGGTCTCCATCCAGTGGACGTCCTCGGTGGCGGTCGCGACGAACTCGTCCAGCGACCTCACCTTGAGGGGCTCAGAGTCGACCCAGCGCGCGATGCGGTCGGTGCCGATCACGCCCGGGGTCTTCGTGCGGACCGAGGCAGCGACCTTGTCGTCCATGTCGGCGAGCACGACGTAGTCGTCGCCGACCGAGACCGCGGACAGGCCCTTCACGTCGGACGCTTCGAGGAGCGTCACCGGCACCGGGCCCGACAGGTCCTGGCCGAGCGCACCGGTGAGGCCGGACTTGCCCATGAGCGCGTCGAACACGGGGTTCGAGACCTCGTCCGGGAGCGTCATCATGAACGGGGTGGGCGTGCTCGCGCCGTTCAAGCGTGCGCCCCAGCCGTCCCGGCCCTGCGTGCCCTTCAGGATGCGCCAGACCTCCCACACCACGGCCTGCACCTGGTGCGGGAGGACCTGCTCGCCGGACTCCTCGGCCAGCTCACGAGCGACCGCCCGGTACGTGTCGGCGATCACGTCGTACGCCTGGTCCCCGTCGCCGATCGCTGAGTCGATCGGACGGTCCTGGATCCCGGCGTCCATGCCGTAGAACGCGTCGTAGGCGTGCCGGTCGATCGTGACGGGCCACTCGCCGTCCGGGTACCGGATGTTCAGGTAGAAGTTCTTCTGCTTGCGGGCCTTCGTCGAGCGGAACACGTCATCGACGGGCTCCACGCCCCCGTAGAGCCGAAGGACCTTCTTCATGGTCCTCTCGTCGACCTTGAAGCCGCGCTCCCCCGGAGGCCCGTTCTTGACGGTGTCCCAGATCTCATGGAACCGGCGGTTGTGCTCCTTTGCGAGCTTGCCCGTGTACTTGTGCCGAGCGACCTTCGAGTCGTAGGCGTCCGGCGTGACGCCGTCGCGCAGCCAGGCCTGGAAGTCCTCGTCCGACACGTCGCCCGCCAGATCGAGGATCCGGCGCGCCTTGTACACGTTCGTCGACCAGTCCTCGGCCTCCGAGAGGAACGAGACCGCCGCGACCGCACGGTTCAGTCCGTCGCCGTCGTCGACACCGAACGCCTTCTTCGTGTCGTCGAGCGCGACCGGGTACCAGTCCCGACCGAGGTGCATGCCCTTCGGCAGGTCCGTCTGGCCGGTCTCCTGGAAGAGCTTGTACTGCTGGTCGCCGATGTCGAACAGCTGCCGGATCATCCGGTGGCCGCGGTCAGCGAGCTGGCGGATGTTGAGCTGCTGGAGGCGCTTCGCGCGGATGTACGGGTCGACCGACTGGCCGTCGTTCCACCCGACCGGGTGCGACACGAAGAACCGGACGTCGTCATCGACGAAGTCGATGTGCTCGACCCGGCCAGCGAGCCCGATCGAGAGGTCGTCCGCGGTGATGCCGTCGGTGCGGTCACCGATCATCTGGATGTAGCCGAACAGCTCCTCGGCCTGCTCCATGGTGACGTCCTCAGGGGTCTCGGTCACCGCCTTCCAGAGCTTCTTCACCTTGGCGTTGCCGGGCGTACCGCGCACCTTGCCGGTGTCCATGGCGTACGAGAACCGGGCCCAGTCGACCTGGGCGCCGCGGGCACCCTCCGGGGCGCGGGCCGCGTAGGTCTCGAACAGTCCGGCCGCGGACGCGAGCTTCACCTCGTCGGCCGGGTCGAACGCAGCGAACCCGCGAGCCACACCGAACCCGTCGTCGGACGCCAGGATCTGCGCCTGCTTGCGGTTGATGCCTGGGCGCTGGAACGCCAGGTCCTGCGCCTCTGCGGTGATGTCGATGAACCGGTGCGGGTCACCGAGCCCTTCGGTCAGCTGCGGGTACCCGCCCGGGACCTCGCCCAGCGGCGCGCGCATCGTGCGGGCGTGCATCCGGACCGGCTGGTTGGCCTTCCACCCGGAGTGGATCGCACGGGCCGACATGGCCCCACCGGCGAGCGCCATGCCGCCCAGTAGGAGCCGGTCGCGGGCCGACATGCCGCGCATCGTGGCCGCGTTGTACGCGGCCGCCCCGAGCCCGACGAGACCCTCGTCGACCGTATTCTGGATGCCGCGGCCGACCGAGTTGATCAGGTTCCCGATCGACAGCTCCTGGCCGCCCTGGCCGGTACTGGTCGGGGCGAGGAAGTCGATGGCCGGGGCGAGCGGCTTCGCCGCCCGGCCGACCGCCTCGAACGCCGAGTCGAGGAAGTCAGTCACGAGCGGTACCGCTCCAGGACCGTCTCAGCCCAACGCTTCGTGGTCTGCGAGGTCGTGGGCGAGTTCAGCAGCGCCTCCAGGGCAGCGATGTGGTTCTGGACGGTCTGCGACGGCGGGGGCTCGGTCCCCTGCAACGGGGTCGAGGCCGGAACGTCCGGCCGGGAGGTGGGCTTCATCAGGACGTCCGGCACGCCACCCGGGGGTGGCGTGATCTGGGTGCCCTGCGGCATGCCGGGAGGCGGGGGTGTCGGCTTTACGGCCGCACCGCCAGGACCGGCGCCGGGGAGATCGAGCTGCTGCTTGAGACGATCGGTGTCGGCGACACGACCGTAGGTCCCGGACTGGGGCTCCATCGGGTTCCCTGTCGCGGGCAGCTGGTTCACCACGTCGGGCTGTCCTGGTTCCATCGGTTACACCCCCGCAAGATGGGTAGGTCGGCGGGACTCGAACCCGCATCTCCCCGTCGGGCGCTCTGCCATTGAGCTACGGCCTTCCGTGGCGGTGGCAGGATTCGAACCTGCGATCTGCGGGGTATGAACCCGCCGGGGACGACCAAACTCCCCCACACCGCTCCGTTCATCACACCCCCCGCCCGTGCCGTCCTACTGACCGCCAGCAAGAAGGCGGTGGGTCGGGATCCACGGGCGGGGGGTTGACGTCTCGTCGGACGAGAGGAGTTCCGACGAAGACCAGTGTACCACACCAGTCCCGGACTAGGCAGGACCGCCCATCTGGGACTGGACGCCAGCGAACGAGCCCTGACCCATCGGGACCGAAGTCCTACTGATCGACTCCGGCGGGCCTCCCGGCCCGCCCCCGAGTAGCTCCTCGGCGGGCGGGGCCGGTGGCGGGGCCACCCCAAGCATTCCGGCGGGCGCCGCGCCGGGCATCATGGCACTACCATCGATGCCGCTCGTGAGCTGCTGGTCCTGCATCTCCTCCTGCGGCTTCACGATGTACTCGTCGAACAGGTCGAACAGGTCGTCGCCGTTCATGCGGGCCTTCGCGATCTTCGTGAGGGCCGAGATCGGGACCTCGCCGGTCTCCATGCCCTGCATGAGGCGCGCTAGCGCCATGTCCCGCATGCCCTGCACGTCGATCCGGCGGCGCTCCAGCTCGACGTCCTGGATGCCCTCGAAATTCTCCTGCACGTACTCGGTCGAGACGAGCCCGGCCTGCTGGGCCTGGATGCCGAGCACCATCGCCTGGGCCGGTTCACGGCCGAGCCCCATGCCGTACTCGGCCCGCACGCGGGCCTCCAGGTCGATGTCGTCGCGGTCGCGATCGATCATGAACTGCTGGTTGCGGAGGATCCCCGACACGGCGCGGTCGGCGCCCTGCGCCTTGTCGACCACGAAGCACACCCGGAGGGCCTGCTCGATCGCGCGCTTCATGATGAAGTGCAGCGTCCGGATGGTCGTGTTCATCATCCCGGCCGAGGCCTCGATGAACTTGGCGGACGCGATCGACTGCGACACCTCGCCCGGGCGGACCTTCGGCCAGCGGCCACCGAGGTGCATGCCCTCCATGAGGCGGTCCAGCTCTTCGAACACCTGCAGCGACGAGACCGCGGGCTGCACACGACCGATGGCGCCCTGCGGGCCGAGCTGGATGTACGAGCCACCACCGACCGGCATCGTGCCGATCAGGTCCTTCACCCAGACGTCCGAGTAGACCGCCTGGTCGGCGTAGTCCATGAGGGTCGACAGGAGCCGGATGTGGCCTTCCATGACCCGGACGATCTGGTCGAACTGGCCGCGCGGCTGGCCGTCGAGCGAGATGCGCTCGGCGACGATCACCGGGCAGATCCCACCGGCGGTCTGTCGGCGGTCCAGTTCGATCGGGATGTACGAGCGGCGCGACGCGGACGGGACGGTGCGCGAGGTCGACTGGTAGACCGCGGCCGTCACGATCTCCTTCTCGGTGAAGATCTCGACGATCGTGATCTCCTGGTCCTCCCACCATTCCGGCGTCTGGGACGGGAAGTCCTTGTCGACGTGGGTGTAGATCTTCACCTGCCACTCCAGCGGGAGCTGCGACACGTAGAGCTGACGCACGAACAGGGCCTTGCGGGTGGAGTCCATGGTGTGCCACCCGGCCTCCTGGTAGCAGAACCGCGGGTTGCGCCACTTGATGACCGGCGAGCCGGACTCGTCGTCCAGCTCGACCACCCACGAGAGCTGGCCGTAGGCGCACAGGTCCATCAGCGAGCGGATCGTGAGCAGCTCGATCTGCGAGAAGTCGAGGTACGCGGACCCCATGCGCTCCATCGCCGCGGCCTTGTCCTTCAGCGACTGGCGCGAGGGCGTGACGCGCACCGACGGCACGATCGAGGCGGCCTCGGCGGTGTCCTCCAGGGCGACCTGCACCATGTTCGGGGACTTGTTGTCGACCGAGTCACCGAACTCGTCGGTCAGGCCGAACTCACCCTTCACGGCCGCGTCGATGATGTCCATGCGCTCGTCGCGCTCGCGCCAGCGCTCCGTGTACGCCGTCAGCATGGACGGCACGTTGTCGATGTTGATCGGCGTGTACTCCATCAGGCGTCCACCAGGCGGCGCTCGGCCAGGTCACGGATCGTGCGCTCGTAGTTCGACACGGGACGACCGTTGCGGATCTCGAACGCCATCTCGGCGATCTCGTCGTCCGAGGTCTCCCGCGGCACCACGAAGTACCGGGCGGTCTCGTCCTCCATGCGGACCCCGCACACCATCTCGGCGTCGGGGTTCTCGCGGGACTGGTCGGCCTCTTCCCAGCTGTCGAACGTGCGCTTCACACAGTCACCCCCTCACGGCGTTCGTGCGGCACGTTCACGAACCGCTGCGGTGGCTGGTGCGGCATGCCGCCCTCCAGGAACCCGTACTGCTCCTCGACGGTTGCACCGCGGACCGCCTTGTTGCCGAAGTCGATCACGGCGCGGTTACGCCGGATCCGGCCGGGCAGCTTGCGGCGCCCGTCGAACGACGGGAGCTGGGTGCGCTGGAACATCTCGCGGCACCCGATCTCGGCGAACCACATCGCCATGACGAGGTCGGAGACCTTGCCCATCGGGAACTGGATGAGCTGCTGCTCCAGCTCGCGGAACTTCTTCCGGGAGTTCGCGTCAGCCCACGGGGTCGAGATCATCTGGTTGTGGTACAGGGTCGCCATCGCCTCGACGCCGAACTGCGGGTCCCACTTGTTGCCCTTGTGCGTGACGTGCGGAGCGATCCGCACACCGCGCGCCGTGAGCCCGGCCTGCAGCTCGGTGTTGTACTGGTAGAGCTGCGCCTGCAGCCCGTTCACCTCGACCCGCAGCTCACGCAGCGGGTACCGGTCAGCCCACTCCAGGACCTGGGCGATCACCTGCGGGGCCTTCATCTGCTTCACGTTCACCAGGTCGATCAGGTGACGCCTGCCGGTGTCCAAGTCCACGGCGAGCAGCACGAGGGCCGTGTACCCGGCCTGCTCGTTCGCGCCAGCGGGGTCGAGTCCGGCTACGAGGCCCCAGTTGGGCCCGTACTGTCCGATGAAACGGTCGGTGTCGTGCGATCGGTCCAACGCCTCCTGTGTGAACGACGCGCCGTGGCCCGGCATGTCGATGTTCTGGTACACGAGCTGGAAGTCGGCCTCCGACATCGCGTTGCGTTGCGCGACCGCGGCCGAGTACGGGAAGTGCTCCGGCCAGAGCGTGGCCTGCTCCTCCTCGTCGAGGATGCACGGGAACCGCAGGACGTTCATGCCGTCCACGTCGTCGAGCATCGAGTAGATGTCACCGGACGCGACGCGCGTCCCGACGAAGATCAGGCGCCCGGTCTTGCCGACCCGGTTCGAGTACTCCTGCCAGATCTTCTTGTACATCTTCGCGATCGACTCGGGCGTGTTCTGGTTCTCCAGGTCCGCCACGTCGTCGAAGATCATCCGGTCGAACCGGCGCCCGTAGATCTGCTTGCCGAACCCGTAGGTCGACACGGTCGGTTCCTTCTGGGCGCCGGAGCGCCCAGCGATGTAGATCTGGTCCGCGGCCCAGTAGCCCGGGTTGTAGAACGGGCCCCACTCCTCGATCAGGTTCCCGGCCGCCCCGTTGTACAGGTCCGGGTCCGTCAGGTGCTGCTTGATCTGGTACAGGAACGCCTCGGCGAGCGGACCCGCTCGCGAGATGAGCGCGGTACGGCTGGAGGGGTCCAGGATGATCTCGTACAGGGTGGACTTCACGGTCGCCAGGGTCGACTTGGCGTGGTACGGCGCGAAGTTGATGAGCTTCAGGCGCTTCGTGTCGTCCTCCAGCAGGTCCATGACCTGCAGGTGGAAGTCCGGGGTCTCGTGGTGGACACCGCAGTCCGGGCAGACCTCGTTCGAGAAGTACCGCTCGTTGAACTCGCGGAACGTCGGGATGCGCCGGGCGACCTTCAGGATCGGCCCCTCGAACTGTTCCGGAGCGTCCGGAACATCGCTCAGATCTGGAACGGTCGTTGCATCGGTGACCGGTTCGATCGCCAGGTTCCGCTGCTCCCTGGCGGCCGCCGCTCGCGCCTCGCGCTCTGCGGCCAGCTCCCGGGCCTCCCGGACGTTCAGGTTCACCCGCTGACGAGACACACCGCACCGCCGGGCGGCCTCCGCCTGGGCGATCCCCTCGTCCATGACGAGACGCACCGCCTCACGCATCCGATCGGGCAGCGTCCAGGACCGGTACTTCGGCAGCATGTGGCGCTCCGAGTTGTTCTTCGGCTGCCAGTGCTTGCGGATCTCACCCATCGCACACACACCCCCGCGCGCGCACCGGGGAAACGCATCTGGTGTCGTCCAGGGCGCGATGTACATCGCGCACCAGGTACCCAGTCCTCCCTTCGGTCGGGCCGAGAAGCGGACCAGTGCCGGAGCGACGCGGAGGCACAGGTCCCCTGGACCTGGAGCCTGGAGGGGCGAAGCTCCGCTTCGCGCCGAGAGGCGGACCAGTCTCAACTGGAGGGAGGACACAGTCCTCCCGAGTGCCCGGGCCTGGCCCGGTATCCTGGTGGCGGCTGCGCTTGGCGCTCCGCCGCCCCTGGTTCACCTGGTGTGAGCCGCCGCTGTGCGGCTCACCCTGGGGCCCCCCTGTAGTCCCCCCACTGTACCAGATCCGGGACTGGTTTCGTAATCGCCTAGGGCACATTGTAACAGAACTGCAACACAGATACCACCCTGAGTGACCAGGAACCACACACAGTGGCCGGTGACAGCACCAGCGTCACACCAGTGACAGGCCCCAGGAGACGCCCTTATGACCCCGTCACCTGTCACGCGGATTACCGGTGCCCCTACTACGATTGATCGGGACCCCACCTTATGGACCCCGGTCCGGCCAGGGGTCGAGGGGGGCCTCGACGACCGCATCGCCCCAGGGAGAACCCTGTTTCTCTGGTGACGCAGCAGGCACGGGCTCCGAGGGCCCGGCCGGGCGCCCGGCGAGCCCGGCACCACTCACCGTGGCAGGGCCCTGGCCCCAGTCGAGCCCAGGCATGCATGATCATGCATGGTCATGCATGGGCATCCAACCCAGCGGGTCGAGTGACAGGACGGGGCTGGGTAGAGAGCAGTGCTCTCCGAGCACCCTGGTGGGCGCACCTGGTGGCTTGGCCCTGGCCCTGGTGGCGCACCAGTCCCGGAAAGATTTCGCATAATCCCTGGTCAGACCCCTTGACAGTCCAGGACTGGTCTGCTTCTACTGGTGTCAGGCCGATCGACCCAGCGAGGACACCGAGGCCAGAGCCCACCCGGGGACAGCGCCCGGGCTCAAGAGCCGCTCGACCGCCACCAGCGCCCCACCCGTGGGGGACGGCCCTGGTGGGCAGGACCAGCAGAGCACGGCCCCTCGTGGTGCCGCCGAGCTGGCACCGATCGGGCCCCGGACGAACCAGCCACGCTGGAGGGGCTTCCTCTCTTCTCACCGACCGGTGGCCTTCACGGGCTGCTGGTCGACTGCAGCGCCACGGTGGCGCTGCTCGAACAGAGGAGACATCATGAGCACTGCAACCATCACCCGTCAGCCGGTCCCGGCGTGCGTGGCCCGGACCGGACGGTTCGACTCGGCCGCCACGATGGGCGTGGGCGAGGGCTGGGGCTTCACCGTCGAGACCGACGGCGTGGCCTTCGCTGACCTCACGGCATCGGAGACCATCGACGACACCGTGTCGAAGCTCCGGATCAGCGTGCACCGGGAGGCCATCCCGGACCTGATCTCGGCTCTGGTCGAGGCCTACGGCGCCCTGGAGGCGCACAGGGCGACCCGGTGACGCCCCACCCAGCCCAGGATCGAACCTGGGCCGGGTACTGCTGCAGCACGAGCTGCAGCCCAACGAGAGGAGAACACCATGGACGTCATCGCCTGCATCGCCAACAGCGGCTCGAACGGTCAGCCCGAGGTGCCCCTGTGGTACTGCCCGTGCCGGGAGTGCACGAAGCTCGACTGGGAGGCCACCCCGGACGACGGCCAGTCGCTCGCCGAGTACCGGCGTGAGAACTGGCCCGAGCACTACGTCTGACCCGCCCGCAGCACCTTCGCCGGTGCTGCTGGCACTCCGGGCACCCCGCCCGGCATCACGAGAGGAGAACACAGTGGAGATCCTGATCTGCACCGACTGCGCCATGCTCGCCGCCAACGGGGAGCTGGCCGACGAGACCGACTGCGAGCCCTTGGGGCTCGTGGAGGGCTACGTGGCGGTGACCTGCAGTGACTCGGGCGACGACTGCGAGTTCTCGTGGTCACCGTGCGAGGGCTGCGGCTCCCGCCTGGGTGGCTACCGGCACTCGGCGGTCGTCATGGAGAACTGAGGACCTGGAGCCCTGACGGGCTCCGGGCCCACCGCTCGCAACCCTGCGAGCCCAACGAGAGGAGACATCATGAACACCGTCAGGATCGAGGGGTTCGTCGTGGCCGACGCCGTACGGCGTGAGAGCCCGAGCGGCGAGCCGTGGACCACGTTCCACGTCACCACGACCTCACCCGAGGGAACCCAGGACACGGTCCCCGTGGCCTGGTACCACCCGACCTTCAAGGTCGAGGCCGGTCGGTCAGTGCGGGTCGAGGGCAAGGTCTCGACCCGGTTCTTCCGGGTGGCTGGCGCCACGCAGTCCCGCTGCGAGGTCGTCGCCCGGAAGGTCCGCAAGGTCTGACCAGGGCCTGCGAGCTTCACCGCTCGCCGGTCCACTGCCAGCACTACCGCTGGCTTCACGAGAGGAGAACCCATCATGGGAGCACTACACGCTCAAGAGATCGCCGAGTCCGGCGTGGACCTGGAGACCGCCATCCGGTGGCACCTCCAGCACAACCACTACCCGCCGGTCCCGGCGTCGATGGTCCCGGTGTGCATCGCTGCGATCGATGCCTACGCCGAGGACGAGCCCGATCGATCGATCGAGCTACCCACCTCGGTGGCCTACCGGGGCTCGGCGTTCGCACCGGCCTGGGCGATCGCTGACGCCCACCACCTCGGTCCCTGGATCGAGGAAGCCGACGGCTGGTGAACACCCCAGGACGTCGAGCCCTTCACGGGCTCGGCGCCCACCGCTGGCAACCCTGCCAGCTACCACGAGAGGAGAAACATCATGCTCAGCAACGCGACATGGCAGGCCCTGGCCGCCGAGTACAACAAGGCCCTGCGAGGGGCTGCGGACGGCTACCTGGGGATCGAGTCGGTGACCAACGCCGAGGCGCTCGCCGACTACGTCGGAGAACGCACCAGGACGATCACCGAGGACGGGGTCACCCTCGTCTGGTGCCTGGGCCGTGCATCGGTCTGGGAGGCGGTCGAGGACGACACGCCGTACGTCGACTTCGAGGCCATGGTCACGGCCTACGACGAGTCGATCGTCACCCCGCTGAAGCTGCAGGTCTCTGACCTGTGGCACGACCACCCGGTGTTCAGCCGGGACGACAACCTGCGGTTCAGGGTCTGGCACGACACGGCACACATCGACCACGGGCTCAGCTTCACGGCTGACGACGAGGTCGAGCTGTTCAGGGCCCAGGCCGCCGGGATCGGTTCCCAGGCGGTCCGGGACGCACTGTTCTGCGAGTCCGTCTACCAGCTCGCCGCAGCCCATGTGGCGGGCAAGTACCCGGACCGTCAGGTGGTCCGTACCCCTGGCCCTGTGGGTCGAGCCCTGCTCGACGCTTGGGGCCTGTGAGAGCCCAGGATCCTTCCCGGTCGCACGGGGAGGGTCCACTCCGCACCATCCCGGTGCGGTTCACGAGAGGAGAACACCATGAGCAACCACATCGGCGTCATCGAGTCCGAGCAGTACGGGGAGACCCGCAAGCTGCTACAGGCCGACCCAGTCATCCAGGACCTGTTCCTGGAGCTGCCAGCGGCCATTCAGGTCCAGCTGGCGGACGGGACACTGGAGGACCGATACGGGTTCATGACCGCAGCCCTGCGCGAGTACAACCGTCGCGGCGGCACGGTCCCGACCCACATCGGCGGGCCCCTGGAGGCCCTGGAGGCGCTCGCAAAGAGCGCGTGACCCCGGGCCTGGTATCCGAAGGGATACCGGGTCCACTGCAGCAACACCGCTGCAACCACGAGAGGAGATCACAATGAGCTTATGGGCTGTCAGCGCGCGCGTAGCGCGCATGCAGGGCTACCCCGAGGACGCCATCTGGCATGACCTTCCGACGTTCTACCTGGACGATGCCGTTCAGGGGTTCGTGACCCTGGAAGGCGCCCTGAAGGTCGCCGAGGACGTCATCGATCCGCACGGGGATGCCGTGGACATGAGCATCACGGTCGTGCCTGCCTGATTCTGCATCGGGGGCTCGGCCCTGGCGCCTACTTCTCCTCGGCTGACGGGGAGAGCCCCCAAGTACCCGGGCGCCGGACCTGAGAGGGTCCGGCGTCCACTCCAGGCACTACCGCCTGGTCAACGAGAGGAGATCAAGAGTGCAGATCAAATTGGATCGCAACCCCCACGGGCCTGGATGGCAGTTCCGGTTCGTTCCGTTCAAGCGGGGCGCCGGGTACCGGGCCTACGACTGGCCCTGGCACGGCCACTCGATTCACGACCCCTGGTGGCGAACCAGGGCGTGGGTCTCGTACATCCCGGGCTTCACGTTCACCGTGACCCGCCGAGCGAAGGTGTACGACAAGCCCCGCAACGGCCGCTACCGGATCCGCCCACTGTTCGTTGCGTTCAAACGCAACGGCAACCCCAGGCACTTCCCCGCCTGGTGGTAGCACCCAGGACGTCGAGCCCTCACGGGCTCGGCGCCCACTCCGGCACAACACCGCGCCGGTCACCTGAGAGGAGAACAGAATGAACATCACAGCCAACAGCACCAAGCCGGTGCTCCAGTCGATCACGATCGAACTGGCGCCCGAGGAGGCCCTGGCGGTCCTGGTGATCGCCGGGAGTATCGGCCACAGTCACCTCGACCAGCTTCTGGACACCCGGCTCGATCACGAGCAGAAGATCCACCTCCGGAACCTGTCCACGTCCGCCCTCTGGCAAGGCCTCAGGGAGGCGCTCGAAGCCCACGGCCTGGGCAACTTCGACGAGCGCGACCTCGACGAGCGCGAGCGCCTCAACCTCGTCGCCATCGGCGTGCTCGACTGAGTCCCGGACTGGTCATGCTAACGTGTGACCAGTCCACTCCTGGCAACAGCGCCAGGTCTCACAGAGAGGAACCAACCATGACCATTGCCGACATCCCCCAGTACACGACCGAGCAGTGCGACGCCTACACCGAGGCGCTGAAGGTCGACCCGATCATCGTCGCCATGTACGACGAGATCTACGACGAGGACAAGCGGGTCCTTGCCGAGGACGGCTACTCCGAAGAGGTCGAGTACCTGATCGCCCTCATCTCGGCGTCCGAGTACGAGTCCCGGGGAGGGACGCAGGAGTCCCACCTCGGTGGGCCGCTCGATGCGATCAAGGCGCTCGCCAAGGACGCGCTCGCCACGTCATGACCGGGACCTCGGGCCCTCACGGGCTCGGGGCCCACTGCCCGGCAACACCGCCGGGCTGAACCGAGAGGAGTACAAGAATGTCATTCGACACAGACGACGACGTTCGTCGTGACGAGACCGACGAGCTGCACGGCATCGAGCGGGAGTGGTTCCCAACCACACCGAACGGCAATGAGGCTCGCGACTTCGTCTGCTGCAGCCCGTGGTGCGACGACACCCCCGCGACCGTCCGGGTCTTCATGGGCGAGTTCACGGGGGAGGCGTTCTGCTCGAAGCACGCGCCCGTGGGGGTGCTGTCATGAGACGGTCCTTCCACACCGCGGTGCCCGTCACCGCAGAGCCCCACCCGCCGCAAGTCAGGGCGGCCATCGGCGAGCTGATCGCCGACTACGCCCCGGTCGAGCTGCAGAACATCACTGTCGACCGGCGCACCGATGACTGGGTGACCATCACCGCTGACCTCCCCACGGGGATCGGCGAGAAGGTCACCCGGGAGGTGTACCTCGACGAGGTGCTGGTGTGAGGATCTCACGCCCGGCAGGGATCTGCACCGCCCTGTACCGGTGTCCGAAATGCCAGGACACCATGTACCAGGCGCCCGGCGCCGTCGTCGAACACTACTGCAAGACCGCCGGTCAGGTGGTCGAGCTGAAGCCAGAGAGGAAGCCCTAGTCCGACCCCCGCCTTCGAGCCCTCAGTCTCCCGCCACCGGGTAGACTGGGGGCTCGTTTGCGTTCCTGGGTCCCCTCAGCTCGATCAGGACCTCCAGCGGGTCACGTAGCCCGATGATCTGGTGGTGTAGGAACTCCCGGCAGTGAGCGACCACGTCGCCGGTCACCCGCTCGCCGATCTCCATCCGATCGATGACGACGGACGGCTCGTGGTACCCGATGATGTCCCGGATCATCTCCAGCGTTCGTCGCGAGTCCCGGATCTGTTGCTGTGCCTGCAGCATGTGGCGCTCAATCAGGAGCACCATGTGCCGCACCGTTTCCGCCTTGTCACCGCACTGTCTGTTCACCGCTGCTACTCCCCTCGAAGCTCCCTCTCTAGTTCGGCAACCCGGATACGAGACTTTACGAGTTCGTCGGTCAGGTACGAAATGACTTCGGACACATCGTCGTGTGACGCTTGTCCCGCGCGGCCCTTCCAGCCCTGCTGGCCCTCACCGTCGTGCCCGTCGAGGCGCCAGCCTCGGGACCGCCAGGTGTACATCGTGTTCTTCGACACGCCGTGACGGGCCGCGATCTCGTTCGCGGTCGGGCCGTCCGGGTCGTACGGGTTCCACGCCTCGTAGTCCTCCCGGAGTCGGTCCAGGCGGTCCTGGGTAATGGAGGGTCGTCGTGCCATACCTGAACAGTACCGGACTGTCAAGGAGGCGTCAACTTATCACCCGTCACAGGTGCTCGACGTCGCCGGTCTCCCAGAACCGCTCGATGTTCGGGTTCAGGGAGGCCGGTCCCGTGAACCCCTGCAGGCGTACGCGCCGCAGGGATCCGGGCTCGCGCTCCTTGCCGCAGAGCCCGCAGAACAGGGTGCGCTTGCCGTCGTCGTGGTCGCATCGATTCATCGTGTGACACCCCCCGAGTACAGTGGGGTTCACGAAAGTCCGGGACTGGTGTGCTAATCTGTGATCAGTTGCTGGAATGACAGAGAGGACAGACAGCAGTGAAGGAATGGATTGACCACCCGCTCGTGAAGCGAGCGGTGGAGAAGGCGGACAGAGCCGGTGACCCGAGCACCCTCGGGGTGATGGAGCACCTGCTGGGGATCATGAACGAGGTGGAGGAACGGTTCCCGGGGGTCCCGTTCTCCGGGATCATCCAGGACCAGGCCCAGGCTGACGGTTACGACCTCGCCCGGATCCGGCGGACGCTCGCCAAGAACGGTGCGTGCCCTGCTGACATCGCCCTGGTGGCCCCGTCCTCGGACGAGCTGCGTCCCCGCCGGGACGCCCTGAAGCAGGACCCGTACGCAGAGAACGCGGTGCGCCTGTGAAGGTCCGCCAGTCGACCCTCGGCGACTTCGACAAGTGCGGCCGGGCGATGCAGTACAGCATCGAGTCCCAGGTGTACCACGGGGGCATCACCCGAGCGATCGGTACCGCCTACCACTACGCCCTGGAGTTCGCGTACAACGCGCTGATCCGGTCCGGGGTGTTCCCGGACGTCCACATGCCGAAGATCGAGGCGTACGAGTGCCTGGAGCGCACGATCGCCATGGAGCCCTCGCACGAGTCGGAGCGCACGAAGCGGCCCGGCACGTTCAAGTGGACGAAGGAGGTCCCGGACTTCGAGACCGCGACCCGGATCCTCGACGTGATGCTGGAGTCGTACTGGAACAACCCTGAGGCGGTCTGGAAGCAGGAGGACGGCTGGACGGTGCTCGCCACCGAGCAGGGGTTCTCGCTCCCGCTCTGGAACGGGCACACCCAGAACGGCTCGATCGACCTGGTGATCCAGGGCCCGGACGGGGAGATCGTCGGCGAGGACCACAAGACCGCCGGGAAGAACAAGTGGCCCTACAACAAGCACCACGCCCGGAAGCAGAACCAGGCGCCCTGGTACGTGGACGCGCTCTCGCAGCTCTACCCGGACGCCCCGGGCTACCGGTTCTTTTTCGACATCATGACCCATAAGGGCGTGTTCGAGCGCCGGGAGACCACCGTCAACCCGGAACATATCGAGGGGGTCCGTACAAAGGCCCTGCAGGTCGTCACCCTCTACGAGGGCATGCGGTCCGCCGGGCTCGACCTGCCCGCCAACCCGGCCAGCAACCTGTGCTCGCCGGACTACTGCGACCACTGGGACGTCTGCCCGTACGGGCAGGTCCTCGACGTCCAATAGCCAGTCCTGGATCCTTCCTGGATCCTCTCACAGCCCAAGGAGGGCACCACGCCCATGTCAGACGACTACTCGATCGGGCTCCGCACCGGAGCCGCATCCAACCAGGCCGCCGAGGTCCTCTCGGGCGCATGGCGCCTCGTGGCGGACGGCAAGCTCACCCTGGAGCAGCTCGTGGAGACCCACTTCACGCTCGCTGAGGGGTTCTTCAAGAACGCCAACACCATCCAGGCCGCGGCCAACGTCGGCCAGGCGTTCCCGGGCACCACGGCGGTGCCTCAGCAGCAGTTCCAGCCCCAGGCGCCCGCTCCGGGCCCGTTCGACGGGGGTCAGGCATCGCAGGGCGGGTTCGTCCCGGCCAACGTGGTGCAGGGCAACTTCGGTCCGCAGCAGCAGCCCGCTGCTGCGCCCCAGACGCAGGGCTTCCAGGCCGCACCCGGCACGGGCGGCTCGAAGGTCGACCAGGAGTGGATGGAGCTGTTCAACAACCCGAACGGCTTCTACGACAACCGCCAGTCGAAGCGCACCCCGAACAGCCCGGACTTCCGGGCCAAGCAGGGTGAGACCGCGCTCTGGCTGAACGGCAAGTACGGCCCGGCCCCGCAGTGGGTCTTCGACCGCCTCCAGGGCGGTATGGGCCCGGTCCAGTGAACACCCGGACCTTGGCGGGGGCCGCAGTGGCCCTCGCCACCCTGGCGGCCCTCGGGGTCGCCCTCGTCTCTTCGATGATCCACGCGCTTGAAGAGACCCTCACATCCACGGACAAGGTGCCCTGGGACGACGAGTTCTGGGACTGAAAGGAACACATAAGCAACGACACAGCAGCCATCGAGAAGACCGAGGTCGGAGCGGACGTCGTCCGCACCTGGGCCCGCAACCAGGGCATCGAGGTCGGTACCCGCGGTCACCTGTCGAACGAGGTCATCGACCAGTTCAACCGGCGCCACCGCAAGCAGCGCTTCACCAACAAGAACCCGATGGTGGCCCGATGAGGGCGCTCCAGCCCAAAACACCCGAGCTGACGATCGACTGGAGCAGGCCGGTCATCAAGTTCGACCCATGGCCGTTCCATGGCTACGCGATCGAGGTCAAGAACGTCTACCTACTCGACAGCGACGGGACCTTCGACGGACCGCACTCGACTGAGACCCTCACCGAGAACTCCTGGGACGTGCTCGGTTACGCGTCTGACGGGAAGCCCTTCCTCACCCGGGAGGACTACCTGTGAGCGCCCTGTACGAGTTCGACCCTGACAACCAGCCGCGGGCTCGCCGCTCGCTCAAGGACTGGTTCTACGACCACCCGAACGTCACGTTCGTGCTGCTCGGGCTCTGGTACCTCTGGCTCGTCTGGGTCACGGTCGCGTTCTTCGGCGACGAGCGCTGGGGCTGGGCCGCGGCTGGTGCCGTGGTGTCCGTCGTGGCCGCCGGTGATGCCCGGCGCTGGTGGAGGGACCATCTGTGACGGTCCAGAACCTGGCGCAGGGCTTCCAGTCGTACCGGGACTGGGCCACGGACCCGATCCCCCGGATCGGGTTCGGCATGGACTGGTTCGACCGCCCCACCGGGGGCGGTCTGGCCCGGTCTGAGATCGCGATGATCATGGCGTTCTCCTCGGTCGGTAAGACCACGGTCGGGCTGAACATCATCCGGAATAACCCGCACATCCCCACCCTGTTCTTCTCGCTGGAGATGAACTGGCGGATGGTCGCGGCGCGCCTGGCGGCCATGGAGCTGCCGACCACCACGAAGGACCTGGAGTACCGCCTGAAGAACGGTGACCCGGTGCCGGAGCTGGTGGCGGTCCAGGACAAGTACCGGGGGTTCGTCTGCGACGACACCCCGGCCATCACCCTGAAGCAGGCCTCGGAGTCGTTCGAGGACGCCACGAGGGAGATCGGTACCGCGCCCCGCCTGGTGATGTTCGACTACCTGGAGCTGATCGGCGGGGGCGGCCTCATGGGCAAGTCCGAGCAGGTCGACAAGGCCTCCCAGAAGGCCCGCGACTGGGCCCGGGCGCACGACTGCTCGGTCGTCCTACTGCACCAGGTCGGCAAGGGGGAGGGCGGCCACGAGCCGCTCGACCTCGGCTCCGGCCGCTACGGCGGGTTCGCCCCGATGGACTACGTGTGCGGCGCCTACGCGCCGCGCCTGGAGAAGGGGATCACCGAGCAGCGCTTCAATCAGGTGCGCGAGGAGATCTGGTTCCAGCTCCTCAAGAACCGTTCTGGCGGTGCGGACCCGACCGGCAAGAAGTACCGGCTGGACGCGTCGACGATGCGGATCTCGAAGTGGGACACCGTGGCGCCGTACCCGGGCTCGTACCGGGAGGAGCAGGGCACGCTGTCCGGCCCTGCAGTGGAGACTATGACCGGTCCGGCCGTCATGGATCGGTACTACGACGAGGACGAGGAGCCCTTCTGATGCCAAGGAAGGGGCCCGTGGCCCAGAAGGACTTGAAGGTCTACCCGGTCGACCAGTACCCGTACATGGTCGTCAAGCGCTACGACAAAGACCCGAAGTACTTCCGGTCGTTCCGGGAGGCCCGGGAGTCGATGCTGAAGGACCTGGAGTCCCTGGACGAGGGGTTCGCCAAGACGCTCGGCGACAAGGACGCCGAGCGCGAGATCGCCGCGGCCAGGTACCTGGTTGAGCGGATGTCGGACGCGGGCGGCGTGATCTCTCACGTCGTGGACCCGTACACCGGGGTCAGGTACCAGGCCGAGCTGGTGAACCGCACGAAAGGGCTGTTCGAGTGACCGGCGCATACCGAACAGGAAGGGCCGCGACGTGACCTGCCGATGTGGACGCCAGACCGCCACGTCACACCCCTGCCACCACGGCGGCTACGCCTGCACCAACGAGGGCACCGAACGCTTCTACGCCAAGCCGATCGGATCGTTCAGCGTCGCGGGCGCACAGATGAAGCTCGTTGCTTCACAGACCATCGCGTGCGACGAACACTGGGCCGAGTTCAACGGTCCATACCCGAAGGTAAGCACCGATGAGTAACCGGTTCGACTTCGAGGACGACGACGACTGGAACGCCCTTGACCTGGCCGAGAAGGCCACCATGCTGAAGACCACGATCACGATGACCGAGCTGGTCGAGCTGTGCGGTCACGACGTCCAGAAGGACAAGGTCCGCCCGCCCTGGAACCCGACCGAGCGCACCCCGTCGACCCACCTGTACGAGGACCACTTCTACGACTACGGGTCCGGGAAGCACGGCGACATCTTCGACTGGATCGCCGAGGAGGACATCGCCACGGGCGAGGAGCCCCGGCCCCTGAAGAAGGCGGTCTCCTACGTCCGCAGGCTGGCCCTGCGGGGCGGGAAGGAGCCCGGCGACGTGGAGGTGCAACCGATCCGCTCCCTGGAGAACCTGGTGCACGACATGCCGTACGAGGCCGTGACCGAGCTGCTCGGCCTGAACGTCCAGTGGTACGGGCTGCGCCGCGACCCGGACGGCACGGTCTACGTGCCGCACTTCGAGCCGCACGCTTTCGGCGACGTGGTGTACGGGATCAAGCTCCGGCACCCGGACGGGAAGAAGTCATCGGTCCCGGGCTCGCAGTTCACGCACCGGCTGTACCACCCGTACGGCTGGCGCCACCTGCACCTCGGCGCCCAGGCGGTCATCGTCGAGGGCGAGTCCGACTCGTGGGCCATGACCCCGAAGATGAACCAGTTCGGAGTCGACGTGTTCGCCCTGCCTTCCGGCGCTGGCGCCTGGAAGGACCACTGGCTCCAGGACCTGGAGCCCTACCACCAGATCCTGCTGTGCTTCGACAACGACAAAGCGGGCAAGCAGGCCCTGGAGAAGGTCACCCGCAAGGTCGGGTTCGACCGAGCCAAGGAGCTGCGGGTTCCGCAGCTCTACAACGACGTGAGAGAGGCCGTTGCGGCCGGATGGGAGCCTTCGCCATGAGTGACCGAGTCCGGGACTGGTGTGGTAATATGGGGGCACCATGTTGAACACCACGATCGAGATCTGGCCCTACGGGTTCAGCGAGGGTCGGCAACCAATCGCGCACATCGCGATCTGGAACCAGGGGACCTACTTCGATGACGGCGTCCAGTACGCCGACTACGGCTACGCGATCACGGTGGAGTACGACGACCGGTTCTTCGAGCCCGTCGAAGAGCCGCTGACCGACCTGCAGCTCCGCGACATCGCTCGGATGGAGGCGTTCGACGACGACCAGATCCGGGCGCACGGCGTCATCCGCAAGCACCGGCGCTGGGATGGCGCCACGGTGCTGCTCGGCAAAGTCCTAGCCGATGCGGGTTTGGCGTCATGAGTAAGGCGCGCCAGAAGGGCACCCAGGGTGAGAACTACTTCCTCGGGTTCCTGAAGATCCTGTTCGGTGAGCGCGTCGACCGCGCTCCCCTGCGGGGCACCCTCGACTACGGGGACTTCACCGGCGTGCCGTGGCTGCACGAGGCGAAGAACACCGCCAAGCCCCTGTTCCTCCAGTGGGCTCGGACCTGCGAAGCGAAGGCCGGGAAGAACTGGGTCCTGCTCTGGAAGGGCGACCTGCGGTCGTCCGGCAACGGCCCGTACGTCCTGATGCCCTTGGAGAAGTACATGAGCCTCGTCCAGTCCACTCCCGAAGGAGCCCTGTTCTAATGCAAGAGCCCGAGATCACGTTCGCCCCGCTCTTCTCCGAGGAGCACGAAGACCGCCTGCTGCTCCTCAAGTTCGTGGTGTGGCCCGACGACGACCTGTGCTACTGCTACCGGCTGAACCGGCTCGGGGTCTGGGTCGAGTTCGACCCGGACGAGCCCACCGAGTTCCCGCCGGAGGACATGCCGAAGCTGGTCGACATGGTCGACGTGGAGATCGTCGAATGAGGGTCCTGGTGCTCGACATCGAGACCAGGCCGCCGCTCCTGTACGCCTGGCCGCCCCTCTGGGATCTCCACGCCAGCCCCGAGCAGGTCGTGGAGCGCGGCCGCATGATCTGCTTCGCAGCGAAGTGGCTCGACGAGAAGAAAGTCATGTTCCACTCCGAGTACCAGGAGGGCGGGTTCGACGGCATGGTGGCCGCGGCCCGTGACCTGCTCGATCAGGCCGACATCGTCGTGCATTTCAACGGCCAGTCGTTCGACGAGAAGCACATGCAGACCGAAATCTGGCTCGCTCGCCGCAGGACCGGCGACGTCGAACGGTTCTCCCGGCCCTCGCCGTTCGAGCGCTGGGACCTGAAGAAGCTGGTCGCGAAGGAGTTCCGGCTCGACTCGAACAAGCTCGCCTACGTCTCTCGGGTGCTCGACATCGGCGAGAAGCTGAAGCACGAGGGCTGGGCGCTCTGGGAGGGCTGGATCAACCAGGACCCGAAGTACATCCGGATCATGGAGCGCTACAACCGCAAGGACGTGCTCCTCACTGAGGAACTCCTCCACGAGGTCGAGGACTACCTGCCGATCCGGATCCCGGCTCCGCTCTCGGAGCCCGACGCCGAGGGTCTGCAGTTCCCGTCGTGCCCGTACTGCGACTCCACGCACCGCGAGAAGCGCGGCTTCCACTACACGACCGTCTCCAAGTACCAGCGCTACCGGTGCCTGGACTGCCTCCGCTACTACCGCGACACCCGGCGCATCGCTGGGCTCACCACGAAAGGACTCTGATGTCACTGATCGAGAGAGACCTCGCCGACCTGCACGTCTACTGGGCGAAGCAGAAGGCCGAAGGCGTCACCGACGTGCCGATCGACCGGCACCTGCGGCTCATCGAGACCGTGCTCGCCTACGAGCAGCAGGAGCGCGTCCTCGTGACGGCCGCTGCCGGGGTGCGTGAGGTCCTGGAGGGGACCGCGGAGTTCAACCGCGGTCACCGTGCGGCGGTCGGCCCGTGAGGATCGGATTGGACATCGACGGGGTGACCCTGGACTTCCACCGTGCGCTCCGTGAGCGCTACGAGGTGTGGTTCGGGGTCGCGGTGCCCGAGTTCCAGAAGTGGGACGACCCGCTCGAACTCATGCACTTCGAGACCTACGGCGAGCTGTGGGCCTGGTGCGACCACGCCCAGGTGTGGCACGACCTGCCGTACGTCCCGGGCGCCCCCGGCGCGATCGACTTCCTGCTCAAGGCGGGCCACTCGGTCGCGTTCGTGACGTCCCGTGGCGGCGGCGCTGCTGCGGCCGCCGAGTACTGGCACGTCGAGTCGCCCTGGCGACGCCAGACCCAGCTCGTCACCGACCTCGGTGACTCGAAGTACACGGTCCCGTGCTCGGTGTACGTGGACGACTCGCCCGACGTGATCGAAGCGCTCGAAGAGGCCGGGAAGAAGGTCATCGTGTTCGACCGCCCGTGGAACGAGCACGTCACCGCGGGCTACCGAGCCCAGGACTGGTCCGAAGTGCTCGACTGGATCGAGGAGCTGGGCCGGTGAGCGACGAACCGAAGCGCTACGCCAAGTTCACGTCGATCGAAGAGGCCCGGCAGTTCGGGTTCGACCCGGCTCACGTCGTCGAGCACATGGCGGAGACCGTTCTGTGCGCGTTCCGGGGCCGGGCCGAGGGCCTCGACATGGGGTTCTACTTCTCGTTCCGCGACGAGGCGGACCGGACCTGGACCCTCTCGGTCATCCCCGCAGACGGGGGCGTCATCTCCGACGCCCTCCTCGAATCAGCTCAGGAGGAGCGCCCATGATCATCGGAATCGGCCACGTCGCGCGCGTCGGCAAGGACGTCGCTGCGTCCGCCCTGTCCCGGGACCTCGGGTTCCAGCGCCGGGCGTTCGCGGACAAGCTGAAGGACCTGGCCCTGGAGGCGGACCCGATCGTCACGTCCCAGACTCAGGCCACGAACATCGGTGTCGGCCGCGGCCGACTCGCCTGGGTCGTGCAGGGTATGGGCTGGGAGGAAGCGAAGAACGTCTACCCGGAGGTCCGTAAGTTCCTCCAGGACCTCGGGGTCGGCGCCCGCAAGGTGTTCGGCGAGGACTTCTGGGTGCGCCAGGCGGTCGAAGGGATCGGCAACCGGGATGTCGTGTTCTCCGACGTCCGGTTCCATTCGGAGGCCGAGGCGCTGCAGGCGCTCGGCGGGAAGCTCATCCGGATCGACCGCCCGGGCCGGGTGGCCGAGGGCCACATCTCGGAGACCGCGCTCGTCGGGTTCGACGGCTGGGACGCGGTCATCGTGAACGACGGCACGGTCCAGGACCTGGAGGCGAAGGTCGTCCAGCAGGTCCAGGAGTGGATGCGCGACGAGGTCCGTGACGTGGTCGAGGAGGTGGACCCCGATGAGCGTTGACCCGTACGCCATAGTCCGGCGTTTCCACGTTCGGGCGGCATGCGGTACCGCTCAGGGCGAGCTGGCCGCAGAGACCAAGGACGAACTGCTGGAGATGCTCTCTGTCCTGAGAGCTGCCGTTGCGAACATGGAGGACCGCGATGACGGTCGATGAGCTGATCGAGCTGTGCGACGCGCTCCTGGTGGACGCTGGCGCCACCATCGAAGGGCTCCGGAAGGACAGTGGTGAGCTGCTCGCCGGGCTGGACGACCAGCAGTTCCTGCTCGCGGTCCGGTTCATCGCCGGGGAGCGCCCCCTATACACCCAGGGTGTCGAGCTGGCGGCCGCGCCGCCGCGCCGGGAGCGCAAGCTGGTCCCCTTGGACGAGGACGAGGCGGCCCGTCGCCTCGCTGAGCTGGAAGCCCTCGACGAGACCACGCCCGGGATGGGACCGCAAGAGGCCCCGTACACCGGCCCGGTCGACATCGGCGACGGCGTGACGCTCGGGCTGTGACGTGCAGATCTACCGGTTCGACCCGTTGACGAACCTCATCGAGAACCCCGAGGCCGAGTTCAGGTACGAGCGCCTTCGGGAGCTGGCCGACGAGCTGCCCGAGAAGCAGGCGCACGTCGTGTCGCGGGTGTTCTTCGGTGGGGCGCCGATGAAGACCGCCGCCGCGGAGATCGGGGTGTCCGCCCCGACCGCCCGTCAGATCCTTGAGGACGCCCTGGAGACGCTGCGGAATGCGCTGCAAGAAGAGGACTGAGTGGGGGCAGTGCGCCCAGCCAGCACGAGAAGGTGCTTCGTTCTGCACCGTTCACGAGCACTTCCGGGACCGGCCGGACCCGCCCGACCGGTACTGGCACGAGAAGGTCGTGCGTGGTCTGATCACGCCGACCGTCGACTGGATGAAGCCGTCTGAGCTGCACGCGATCATCAATGGCCGGTACCGGGGCGATGGGCGCCGGGTCGACCAGTACGTGGTCGGTGACCCGCTCCTGATCGATGAGGACGCGTTCTGATGGAGGAAACCGTGTTCGTCCTGCTCCGCTGGTCCGAGTTCCAGGGGAACGCCGAGCCTGATGACGTCAGGGTCTACTCGGTCCACCGCTCGTTCGAGGAGGTCGAGGCGAAGCTCGACCGGATCCGCAGGGCCAACCCACAGTACGAGCTGCGGCAGTTGTCCGATCACTTCTGGCGGATCGGGCCAGACGAGGACGAGGGGTTCTTCGGGAACCGACCCGTGTACCTCAAGCTCGTGGAGAAGGCGTTCTGATGGCCGAGACCTTGGATCCGCAGTGCCCGGTCTGCAAGCAGCGGTCGCTCGTCCCTCACCGGGACTGCAGCCACCCGGAGTGCAACTGGCTGGTGTGCGAGCTGTGCCAGTCGTACGGGGTTCCCGACGGTCGGTTCTGGGACGCGCCGAAGAAGAGGTTGTGGGATGGAAGCTGAACGCCACCTGTCCGTGGTGCCCGAGCACGAGCCCCACCCGTTCCTGTCCGAGCACGGCGAGGAGCGCCTATGGCGCGCCCGCCGCACCGAGACCGTGGACGCGATGCGTGCCCGGTACCGGGAGATGGGCCACCCGGACGACGGTGGCGCCTACATGGTGAGGAGTGACGATGGAGTTCTCTGACTGGTGCCGCCTGTGGGCGGCCATGGACGTCCGTAACCGGGTGGGCCACGAGATCGTCCGAGCGATGGACGATGCCCCGACCGTGCGGCTGTGGGTGTCGGCCGAATGGCGCCGGGCATACCGAACAGGAATGGTTGAATCATGAGTGACGATATCTGCCGGTGGTGCGACGACTGCCTTCTCGACTTCCACGACAACCCGACTGGACGATGCTCGGTCACTGGCGGCCACGACCCCGACGCGCCAGAGCCATGCCCGAAGGTAACGACCGATGACTGAGTTCGAGGCCCGGGTCCGTCTCGGTCGCGCGCTCGACGCGCTCGGGATCTGGCTGTGCCGGAAGCTGTCCGCTGTTGCGGCCCGCCTGTACCCGGACGGGCACTGGTGACGTCATGATCGACCAGTACGGCAGGGCCCTGTTCAACCCGAAGCCCTCGGCGTACTCCCGGACCGTGCTCGGTCCGGTCGAGTCCACGGATCCGCGTCGAGCTTACGAGGTGACCGGCGAACTACTAGTCCCCCGTCATCGCCCGACGGGGCCGGGCTCCATGTTCCACTCCTTCGAAGTGGAGAAGCTGTGCTACCGGCAGGTCGTGGCGGGCCACATGCTCCAGAACGGTGACGTCCGTCAGATGTTGGAGCGCCAGGTTCGGCGCTCGTTGGCGGACGCCCTGGTCGACCGGTTCACGATCCCGATGCGCGTCGAGGAGCTGTGGTGAGCTGCCCGCTGTGCCTGCACCGACCTGGCTGGTCCGGGTACGTCATACCGATGGAGGGTGGCGGGTGGAAGCACATGCCGTGCCGGTGCGAGGTCGCGGAGCGCGACCGCGACCTGTACGGGCACACCCGGAACAAGCTCCTGATGCTGCGGTACCTGGGGCCTTCGTTGACACGGTGACCGGCTGGGACCGCAAGGACCCGAAGCCGTCGGCGGTCCTGCTCGTCTCGCAGCTCACGGGTGGGGTCCTGGCTGTCGAGACCCACTCGACGGACCGTTGGACGGTGAAGTCGAAGTTCGACCGGGTGCGGGGAATCGATGATCGCTGGTACGTGGCACCTCGGGAGACTCTGTTCTCGTTCGAGGCGTTCGTGCGCGGCATTATGGTGTAAACTCCCTGGTCAGGCCACAAAACCAGAGATCCTCCTTTCTCTGTGGTCGCCATTCAGTCCCGGAAATAATCCCAGGTAGATAAGTCGGGGCCCAGTGTGGTACAGTTCTGGTCATGGAACGAGAGGAACCCACCATGACACTCAACCAAGAGTTCCCGCTTCACGTCCGGATCCTCAACCCCGAGGACCCGTCCCGGTTGCGGTTCGAGCTGCGACTCGGCGACCACACGGTCTACACGGACTCGTGCTGGAGCCCGTCGAAGAACCCCGACGAGCAGATCGACCGGGTGATCGGCCAGGTCGCCAGCCGCCTCGGTGACCTGATGCGCGACGGCGTCCTCTACGCGTACGACGAGGACTGACCATGAGGTTCTACGAAGCGATCAACGCCTACGTCGAGGAGGCCGGACGGCTCCGCACCCCGTCCTCGGTGACCTCGTTCCGCAAGGTGATGAACACCCTGCAGAAGTACTCGGGCGCCGTCATGCTCGACGAGATCGACCAGAAGGTCCTCACCGACTGGTGCCTGTCGAATAACCCGGCCCCGTCCACGGTGAAGAAGCGCCGGGCTCACGCCCACAGCTTCTTCGGCTGGTGCGTGTACCGGGGCTGGATCGAGACCGACCCGTCGGCCGCCCTCACCTACTCGGTCATCCCGGGCCGTGGGTCCGTGAGGACCCACACCTGGCTCTCGAAGCAGGAACTGCGTGACCTGATCCTGGTGATGCCGACCGACGACGCCGGGGAACGTGACCGGCTGATCCTGCTGCTCGGGACCCTGTGCGGGCTCCGGGCCGAAGAGATCTGTGGCCTGCGCTGGAAGGACTTCTCGGCCGACTGGTCCCGGCTCACCCTGATCGGCAAGGGCAACAAGCCCGCCACGATCGGTGTGCCTCGCGAGCTGCGCGAGGCTCTGGCGGCCTGGCACAAGAAGCGCCCGTTCGGCGCGACCGCGGTCCTGCCGACGATGCGTTCGTGCACGATCCGTGGGAAGCGGGTCCGGGTCGCCCAGTGGGACAAGCCCCTCCAGTACCACGGGGTCCTGTACGCCGTGAAGGCGGCCGGTCAGCGGGCCGGGTGGAAGCTCGACCCGCACGACCTGCGCCGCACGTTCGCTGGGATTCTGGAGGAGACCGGTGTGCCGGTGACGGACATCCAACGGGCGATGCGCCACAACGACGTCGGTACGACGTCTCGGTACCTGGACAAGAACCCTCGCCGGACTGTCGAGGTGACCGAAGGCCTGGAGCTGGGGCTGTGATCTCCGCCGACCGCATCCACTTCAACGGTGACGGCACAGCGTGGGTCGTGTTCCGATCCGTTGCAGTGGAGAACGACCCCTGGTCGCTGGCTGACCGCCCGTGCGATCACTGCGGCGGCTCGGGTCGATGCGACCACGACGACTACGACATCGTTTGCCCCGACTGTGACGGTACGGGCCGACACACGTTCACGGTCACGGCTCCTGACTTTCGAGGCGGGCACGAACTCCGTGTCTCGGTTGTCCCCCGCATGGTGCTGCCGATCGTGCAGATGGGAACCTTCGACCCAGATCGACCCGATCGGTTCATCGCCATGGACGGGCGAGGCAACGCTGCCTACCACGTCAAGGGCGAGCGCCCCATCCCCGTCACCCTCCCGTCTGCTGCTGTTCCCGGCATGTGGGCCGTCAAACTGGCGGTGGCGTCGTGAAGCTCTGCACGTTCGAGGGCTGCGACGGGAAGCTCAAGGCCCGGGGCCTCTGCAAGAAGCACTACAACCGGCTGATGCGGGGCACCCTGGACAACCCCCGGTACTCGGCGCCCCGGCCTGGGGTCGGTGAGCGCACCAAGTACCCGTTCGAGTTCGTCAAGCGCGGCAAGGTCTGGTACCGCCGCCCGGTCGGCTCCGACGACCAGTGGGAACTGGTGCCTGGGTTCGTGGGGGTCGCCGCCTGATGGCGGAGCCGTTCAACTTCAAGAAGGACTGGCGCACCCACGACTCGGACTACGTCCGGGACCATCTGGCCGAGTGCGGGTGCCGGGAGCCCGGCCACCCGCAGCCCCGGTACGTGCTCCTCGACGAGCAGGAACTCCGAAGGGGGAGGTGGACATGTCCGCACCAATGAGCAACAGCTGGAACGAACGAGACCGTCAACGGTTCGCTGACCGTGACGTGCTGCGGGCACAGACCGTGCCCGCCAAGGAGAAGCCAGTCCCGGAGCTGGACGAGTGGCAGGACTACCCGTCCTGGGATGACCTGTTCGACGACGACAACGAGATCATCATCGACGAGGCGATCGCGTGCTCGCTGGAGAACCCGGAGACCTGCGAATCGTGTCAGTGAGCCCCTGGCTCGCGGTCGGTGCCCTGGCGCTCTGGTACTTCAGGGTGGTACGGTTCCGGTCATGAGCTGGATGATTCCGGTGGCGCTCTTCGTCCTCCTGGCGCTGTACGCCGGGAGTGGACACCACCGCGCACCACGTACCGGGGAACGGGTGAACTCGACGAGCCCCCTGCAGCGCAGGGACTACGACTGATCTACTTGCGGTAGCAGCTGAGCTTCCGGCGCTCGTCACTGAGCCCGGTCGTCATCTTCTGGGGCGCGCGGGCCAGGTTGCCCTTGCCGCCCTGCTGCTGCACGGTCGCCTGCTTCTCACTGCGCTTCATGACTACTCCCCCGGTCGCGGTCTTCGAGGCGCCCGATCCGGCGCTCGTCGCGGACCTGTTCGCTCGACAGCATGTCGAGCTTCAGGTTGATTAGGTCGATCGAGTCGGCCTGTTCGAGCTGGT